TTTGCAGCACCGCCGCCTGTCGATTGATTTCCTCGAAGCATAAACTTGAGTCTGTCAGTGTTACGTACTTCTTCCATGTATTGCTCAATAGTAGAGACTGTTAACTCGCCCGATACTGTTGTTACTTTGATGCCCTCTGCTGTATACTTAAGTCGCTTTGCTATCTGCTCCTTTAGTAACTCAGCCTGGAAGCCATCAGCTAACTGAGATGCTATACTTGATGCCATCGCGTCCACATGTCCCTGGGCAACGTTTCCGCGCAAAGATGTTAACTCTTTGTCACGCTCTTCTAGCTGAGATTGTGAAGATTTAAAAAGCTGTTCAAAGTCCCCGTTCTTCTTAGCATTTTCATTAGCAGCATCTATATCCGCTTGCGCTTGTCTACGTGCAACGTCTTTCGCGTTCTTAGCTTCGTCGAGGAACTTCTGTGCTTGCGCCTTAAGTGTCACATTCTCAGCTTGTAGTTTACTTACGTCAATAGCGGGTGCTGCCTGTGGTTGCGTGTCTTGGTTACTTTCTTGGTTTGTATCGGTCATATCATTATCTCACAAAGTTAATGTTAATAGTCACAGACTATAGTTAGTCGATGTTTGCTTTCTTAAATGCTTCTGGTTCTCTTCTCTTAAGCTGTTTTAGGCTTAGCTCATTCCCTTTAGCGTCGACATAATTAGTTACATCTAGGCCGCCTTGTCTAAACAGTTTTCCCTTCGTTACACTGCCCAATGCGTCGTCCTGAAAGCTGGCTGGCTGTGTCTTGAGCCAACTCCCATAAGTAGTTTTAGCGCTTACGTCTTCAACACCATCGGCGCCAATTGCGGGTCTTCCTGTGTCTGGTAAACCGTCTATGCTGAATTCTTTCTTGATAGCTGGTACCATCGTGCTCCTGCATCCGTAATGTGCAGGCGGTCGTGGTCCCGTACCTTCTTTAAATATCTGTCCATCTAATGCTTGACATGTATGTGTTGTATCGCTGTCTAATGTAGATACCCATTCGTATCCGTCTGTGACATCATCGTTCTCACGTATGACTGCTGCTCTAGCTACTGTGCTGACATGATTGGTAATGGTTCTTACTAATGATGCTGCTTGTTGTGCCTGTAGTTTGCCTACAGCCTCTATGCTCTGCGATATCTCTAAAGATGTCTTACCAGCTACTATGCCAGTACGTACCATTCTAGACACTTCTTTGCGCTTAGCTGTGCCGAAGGTACGTAGCATCTGATCAATAGTCATCTCTTTGTTATCAATCAGTGTTGTAGGGTTCTTGAAGATAGCTGCGTTTATAGTAGCTTGACTGGGCGTAGTAAAGTCTACTTTAGCCGTTGCTTTGTCAAACATCTTAACGCTAAATGCTGCTTCATATGTACCGAAGTCTTTCATTTCTGATTTGAAGTCATCAGTCAACTTAAACATTGACAATTTGATGTTGTTGTCAATAGATAGTAACAGTGCATCTAATCTCTGTTTGTTTAAGCTCTCTGTATTAACCTTAGATAGCTGACTAAGTATATCTGCTCTCATGTCTGATAGAATAGGCAACAGCTTCTTAATCTGTGAAGCTGAATACCTACCCACGTATATCGCGTGTCTTACTGATGCATCCTTTAAGAACTTTCTAGTTTGTGTCATCCGTAAAATCTCCACTACTAAAAGGATCAACACTATCAATATCAGCGTCTATGTCTTCGTTAGTTCTATCTGAGTCTATCTTGCCATGTCTGCGTAGCTTGTTCCGCACGTCTTCTTTTGAGATGATGCCATTCATATATAGCTGAATATCGCCCATGATTTCTTGTGGGTCTAATGCTTCATCGAAGAACTTCTTGTTCAAGGAGAACTCAAACTCTGTATCATCTACGCCCATGAACCGAGCTAACCACCCCAGACAGTCTTTAAGAGCACTGTTGATGTTATTACGTGCTGTCATAAGTACGCTGGTATCGCTCGTATGCTTCATACGCACCGCATCTACTGTCTCTGATGACGATGCAGGTGTTATCAATCTAGCACCTAACATAACAGCTTGTTCTTCCTTGTGTCGCATCGCTACTTCTGCGATCTGATTAGGATTAGGCTGTAATAGAGATGCTGTGCCACCATCGCCCAGATTGTAGCCATTGCGTGCGCCCAAAAAGATTCCTTCTGGGTAAGATGTGGCCATCTGCTGTGGCGACATGTTTGTAGACAACATCAATGTCGGTTGGCCTGATATATGAACAGATTCTTCATAGTCAGCGCTGTTAACTAAGTGTGCTATGTTCAGCTTAGCTAGATCATACAGGGGTACTGTATCTACGTCAGCATCATTGTCCTCTGATCCTACAAAGACGAACGGGATAGTGTCCCATGTATCGCCTTTGCTATCGGTTGGTGTGTATTCATCTGTAAGCTTTTCTTCATGATTATATAGCTGCTGTGTATATGTGCCGTCAACTAGTCTTAGTACTCTGTACTGCTTAGTAGATGACCACACAAAACCTTCTTCATCAAGTGTACTAGTTTCTTCTAGTAATACGACTAAGTTAATCTTATATGTACCATTGACATACTCAGCCCCCCAATTGAGAATGGATGATGCTGGATATTGATTAATACGTGCTTTAAGATCTAGTGCGGCTACTTGCTCTACACTTAGCCCACCCTCAGACGCAGGATAATCCACTAGGAGACCATACCGGCCCGTTACTAGAACTTCACCTAGTATCTTCTGTGCTAGCTTGCCTAGGCCCATCTTAGCGCCTGTAGCGTCTTTGAGGACATACTCTAAATCTTGTGGTAGTTCTGCCGTAGGGTCTTCTCTGCCTAGCGCGCCAACGAGGCCATTACGTGTACGTGCTGTGAAGTTAACTAGTACAGCACCATCTCTGTATTCTGTGTTACGTCTGTTTGTGGCTTCTGAGGGCGTAGACGTCTGACCTTTCTCTATATTTGGTATGTAGTTCTTAGTGTTGCTATTGATTACAGCGTTGACTAATTCCCACTTGGCCGCTGCCTCTGAATATGCTGGGTGCTTGCTGCTAACTGGCATCTATGTTATCCTTTATTTGCTTAAGCTGCTCATAAGTGTATACAAGAGAAGTCAAGCTTCTAAATATACTCTTCTTACAAGTTACGCATTGCGCGGCAGCTAGATTGTTATTGCTCTCTAAGACGGTCTCATCGTATATTATGTATTTATGTTTGCAGTCCATTACGCGACCCCGAAGTTGAATTGTGCCACTGGTTTATGTATTGGCATCTCGTAAGCTATCGGATAAGTGCTAGCATCGTTTTGATGATCCTTGCCGCTCTTCTTGTCCGGCTCTCCGTTCTTATCGTATCCTTGTTGCTCGAAGCATGAAGCTGATACTGGTGCATTCACGGCATTGATATATAATATCCCATGCTCGAATGCTGCATTAGTTGCTAGTATACGATTCTTAACTGCTGGGTTAGAGTTGTTTACTCTTACTTCAAAGCCTGCTTGATGTAGTAAAGATATATCGCTTGTAGATGCTCCTACAGACTTACGTGCTTTACCCGATGCGTCAGGATAGATGACTATGTGATGCCCTGCGTACCGTGCCTGCATGATCTGTATCATGTTAGGGGTATCCAGCATATCTACTAGTTCGTCTACTAGATGCCACTCGGCGCCGCGTTTAACGTATATCGTAGCTGCTTGTTTACCAACGTTGAAATCGCATCCTATATATAGCATCTCACCAGGCTGTATCTCTTCTGCGCTGTTACATTTCTCTCTGTCGTATGCGTAGTATACATTTCCGCCACTAAGGTTGACGAATTGTCCATCAATATAAGCTGCTATTAGTTGCTCTGGATATGTAGCATATAAGCTATCTATATATGAAGGAGGTAAAAACGGGTTACTGCGTGTTGATGCATGTACTCTTTGGTACATCTCTGAGTCTTGTTGTACCCATCTCTCGTAACAGAATCTATACCCTTCTGGGGTACTATACGCTCTTACTTGATTAAGAGGTTCTAGTCGTCCTGATTCTTCGTTGTGTATCATGTATTCATCAGCTAGATTATGAGGCCACTGCCTCGCACGCGCTATGATCTTCTCCCAAGCAGCCTTGGCTTTAGCTGTCTTCATCGTATCTAATTCATCAACATGTATTCTATATGCTTCAGAGCCCACGATAGCCTCAGGGTCTTCCATTGTTTTATACTGTATCTGTCCTGCACCTGGTAGATTAGGGCGCAATACGAAGTCCGTCTTATGATAATCTGTAGCTGTTCTTTCGACGCCTAGATCTCTTAGTACTTTGTCCATTGTTGGCACAAGCACTGCCCTGACTAATTTGTAGCTGGGTGCATATATCTGTATAACAGCATCTGGTGAGTGTAAGCTATCTAACAACGCATTAAAGCAGAGTGTGTAAGTTTTACCGCTACCGAAGCCCGCCACAAAGAGCGGATACTTACACGTCATAGAATGAAATGCTGCTTGCGGCTTTGTTAGTTGAAAACTTAATTCCGCCATTAAATCACATTTATAGTGACCGATACGGCCCCACCCCTTATGATGTCCTCTCTGTCGCGCATGAAGACTAGTGTATCAATTTGTG